CATTGTTATCAAATATTTCAGCATTTGCATTATATGGTTGAATTCCAGCTGTTGATAATAGTTGGTTTGCTGTATTGTAAACGCTAAAGAAATATTGATTCGATATGTCAAGATTTTGAATCTGCGGTGTGTTGCAAAATGGCATGTAGTAATCTTCAATGATATTCTCAAGTGAAGATGCAACAAGCTCAAAGCCTGCTTCCGTTACGATGTAACGCAGCAAATACCACCAGCTAACTGCGGGTGTTAAATCCGATGCATACAAAGGATTGTTTTCATCATATATAGGGCGTGAACCAACAGATCCATCATTGCTCCACTTTTGCCCACGATCACATAACGCCCAAACTCTATCCGCTGTTTCGGTTGTAACGTTTGCGTAGTTAACTACTTCATTTAAATCTGCGAGCGCAGCAATATCGCTTAGCTTCTTTTCACCAATGGTGCGCACTAAGTCAGGTGTTTCAGCATAGAACGCTACCTCTACTTCGTTAATGCGATTCATTTGCTTGTATACCTTGCGCACACGTAAATAACCTGTGGCAATGGGCAGCGTATCTACACGAATCTCAGCAGGCAGTTTGTAGAAGAAATAGTTTTCCGCACCCTGTTCGGAGTTGGTATCGAATAGAGCACCGATAGCTTTGATGTTATTATCGGACATCGGGATCCGGAACTCACGACTAAAAGCACCTTGCGCTGTGAAGTTGGATAAGTCTTGAAACTTCCAGTTCTGCGAGATACTTTCGTTTTCGAATAAGTCAAGATAGTATTGAGTGCCTGTTTGGACAATAATATACCCACCTGCAGCGGCTGAATAATCGTCTGCCCATGTACCTGAAAGATTCAACCTTGTTTGACCAGCCACAGGTGAATCTACAACCATCGAGTTTAGCGTTTTAGTTACGCTATCCCCTACTGCATTGTAAATAGTAATAGGTTGCGCTAATGGTAAGGCTGCAATTTCAGGTGAGCTTGTAACGACAAAGCGCGATAGCGCACCAATACCCATGAGCGTTGGATCATTGCTCATGCTCGCAACGTTCGCAGGTCCTATATTATTTACTATCAGTTGTACTTCTCCATTCATGTTATGTCCAGTATTCGTTTGCCATTCTCACTTTCAAAGATAGGTTGTAAAGCTTGCCATCGCGTGTCTTACGTTCGGTGTAGGTTGTGTCATCTAAGTTGACAGGCAGCGCAATGTTCTCACCGTTACGTTCAGTTAACCATACAACTTGATTGCTCACAAGTAACGAGCGTAGGAATAGAAACTCACCTTCCTGAATGTAGTCACTTGTTACTGTCAACACTTGTTGGACTAAGTTCCTACGTTCATACAATCCACGATCGTCTTTGCTGAACACGCTTGTTGTATTATTGAATAGAACTTTGCGATATTTCTTGCGGTCAATCTCATCATTCATTTCCGATTTCTTGATGAAGTTGAAGTAATCCCAACCGCCACGACTATTCACCCATCCCAAACGAATCACATCATTATGGCAATCCTTTTGACCATAATAAGCTGCATTATAAAAGCGATATTTTACACTTGATTGTGTGCCACTTGTCCGTGCAAACACTTCGTAATATCTCCAACCGGAATTGTCGTTTTCATTTGGTTTGATTGCCCATGCTCCTGTCCAGTCATTCATGTTAGCTGGATAGACAGGCAAAGCTTCAATATCATACCCATTCAATGATATCGTTTCAGTAAGTGTTGTTCCATCAGCTTTGACTAAATTAATACGGACATTGTCTACAAGATTATTGAACATGTAGTTTGCGTTGCCCGGTATGCTCAACGTTCCGTAATCGGTTTCGTATGAAGGAATCCACACTATGTTTTGCGCTGTTGGATTGCCTGCTCCCCAAGTCGGTGCTAAATACCATGAGTGCGTGCCGAATTTTCGGTCACTCATTGCGTAGTTAAAGCTAACTTCGAGAACATACTTGATATCGTCAACACCTATTTCAGGGTTTGGCTTGTAGCCATCGAACACTTGATAGTAACCATTGATCACAATGCGACCTTCCATAGTTACCTCACTACCTTCATTCTCTGTAAGCACACCACCAACTAACCACCATTCAGTGATTGCTGCGCTCAATGCATACTTGCTTAAATCATCAATGGTATCATCAGTTCCAAAGTGATATTGCTGGTTGCGCAAGTCGTCAACAAGTGGCGCAATATCGAAGTACATGTTATTGTCAGGAGCAGGTGACAAATAGAACGTGTACGTCTTAGCATCAACGGTAATATTTAAGCCATAGCGAAAACCTTGTTGCGCTACTTCTGTGCTCGATGCAATCAACATAATCTTTTGACCACGCACTACCCAATTGAAGGGTTCATCTACGATTGTTAATGCCATTATCTTTTATTTAATAATAATCTTTGTTCAATGTCTTTTACGTAAGCATCCATTAGCTTATCCTTGTAATCGTCCCATGTATCGTCTATAGCTTCACCGTAGTAGTTGATGCCTTCAATACCTTTTTCACCAATGCTGCGTGCGATATTGTATGCTGCGCTTTTGATTGCGCTCTCTGTTGACTTGATAAATTCGCCCTGTCTATTGCGTAGCTTTAATGGCTTCATGCGAATCCACTTTTCAATAGCTGCAACAGGTGGCATTCTTGCACCGGGTTTGCGCCCGAATTCAATCACATCTGCATATTTGCCAGCTGCATCATTGTCTACGGTGAAATCAATAGTTGGTTTGCCGTAGCGAATTTTGATTTTGTACACTAATGAGTTCAGCAAATTGCCCGATGAAACGCGATTAACAATCTTACCACGTACGCGCCGTTTGATGCGCAGGTTAGATTGCGCACGCTCGACTACGGTCGCTGCATATTCATTTAATATTTTCTCAAACTCACTCGCCATTAGGTGCGTTCAATTATGAATGACATAGACACAACCGAAGCACTTGTAACAGTAGCATTGTTGATCAACTGAATTGACAGCAAATCTCCAGCTGCTATGCTTAAGCTATTCACGTTATCGCTTTTTGTTGGAGAAGCGCCATCAGCACTTGATACAGTAACAGTCACAGAACTTGATGTTGCGTTATTACGAATCGTAATCACAAGCGTACCTGTTGCACTTTGCGTTCCGCTCATTTTTACATAAAAATTCTTGATAGTACCAGCTACAGGTACTGCAAAGTGTCGGTTTGATTCGGTTGCGTTAAAGGTTGTAAGACCCGAAATCGCAGCGAATACGGTGGACGATCCACCAACTGTTACAGCATACACGTTTCCATAGGCTAAACTATCCTTCTTATTATTGATTTGCGTTTGAATCGCTGAAGTCACACCATCCAAATAACCAAATTCAGTATTAGATACTGAACCGGTTCCGATGTTAGCTGCATCAATGCCTGTTGGCATATCTCCCGCTGCAAGTGATGTACCTGCAGTTACAAGTCCTTTGCTATCGTATGTTATTTTTGTAGCTGTTGCACCTGTTATTGGTGCATTGCCTGTTAGCTTGCCATTGAACGTTGACCAATCTGAGCTGCTCAATGCACCGCGATTTGTTGCATCTGCAGTTGGCAGGTTGAATGTATGGGTGCTACCTGCGCTGCTTATTCCAAAGTCAGTACCTGATGTGCCTACTGCAAGGTTTTGAACTTGCGCTGTGAGTCCATTGATTGCATTTATGCCAGTGCTAAGTGTGGTTATTACTTGAGACAAATGCGAATTTTCAGTGTGCATTGTGAGTGTGCGTCCCGATGTCGTTACGAACACACGCAAAGCCAATCTATCGGTTAAAGTCATAACCGTTGCTGGTACTGCCAGAGCAGTAAAGTAGGCATCAATTACGGTTCCCTGAGTAATACCTTCAGGTGTTGCAACATCGGTGGCTAACAGTGTGAATGTGCTACCATTGTATTGGTACAATTCAACATAGAACGAAGGTGAGCCACCACCTGAAGAAGCACTAAAATAAAGTTCAAGGTTAAAGTTTCCACCCGGCACCAATAGCACATTTGGATCATTGGCATCGGTAATGAATTGAGCAATCAATCCGTTGCCTTGTGCATTGGTTCGTGTGAAATCAGTACCTGCACCAAATACAGCTGTCTTGCTCATTTGGTAATAAGTGCTGCCACCTATTGTACCTTGATTTATTGAGCCGTTTAGATAGTAGCTAACTGATGAACCACCGCCACTTGTTGTTGGAAAGTTGGCAAGTTGACCATCACCACGCACGTATTGTGTTGCAAGTCCTGCTCCTGATATTGCAAGTGTGCCTGCTGTAGTAATTGGTGAACCTGTAACACTGAAAGCAGGTGGAACAGTAAGAGCAACCGAAGTAACCGAACCACCTGATGCAGGTGTAACAGCTTCCCAATCGCTTGTTGTGCTGTTATAACTTAGTACCTGCCCATTAGAAGGTGTGGGTGCGTTTACATCCGCAAGGTCCTCAAGGTTCGTTGGTATGAAGGGCTTGTTTAAGATTTCAGCTACACCGCTAACTGCACTCCAATCCGAATTAACCTGAGCCGCAGGAATGGTTGGTTTGTTCAGTATTTGATAGTCACCGCTTGTTGCATTCCAATCAACAGGCGTTTGGCGTAAGCGATAGCCTACACTTTGAAGTGTCCAGTATGTAGGGTTAGATGGATTAATACCATCATTGTTTGCGATGCATCTGTAAACACTTCCGCTATACCATACCCTGTCACCTATTTGGTAAGGGTTGCCTTGTGCCGTTGTGTGGTTTGCGTTCCATTCGGTACTAACATATTCACCTCCTCCTCCTCCTCCTCCAGCTGCATCTATCGTAACGCTTCCATCTCCGTTATCTGTGATGGTTACGTTCGTGCCTTCTACTAAATCGAGTATGTTTTGAACCGCGTTATCTACACCATTGGTTCGAAGTGTCAATCCGTAACCCGTTCCGCTACGACCACTTGATGAACCGCCTACTGCCCATACTGCAGGTATATCACACGCG